GTTACCAGAGGATCAGTTTCCTTTGTTTGTCAAATGGATTAATAAAGCTGGCATATACAACAATCTTCCTTTTGAGAATAGGAGAAAGGCTCTTTTTAGAGTCATCTCCTATTTGGGAAAGGATTTTGATCGTGTAACCAACTATTACTTTAATGGTGGAATAAATGTCAGGAGAATTGAGACCATGTTCTTTAAGATCCTTGAGTGTCTTTTCATGAGAACAACATCATATAAATGTTGTTTCTACGTGCGCAAGAACTCTAGATCTGATAGTGATAGATCCCTTTACTATAGATTCACTATTGCACATGAATGTTTGGGAGTTCATATGACTGAGCATGATGCAACTATAAGAAAATCTCTCCCTGAAGAATTAGCATTTCAAAATTTATTCCGTATGGAAGATTTCTTCAAGAGTAGATGGGTCTTCATCAATGCAGATAACCCTAATAGAGAAGAACCTGATCATAAGAGAGATTTCATATTCTTCACTGGTCAGGCTATGCTTAATTATTTTAGGGATGCACCGATGTGGTTTGGTTGTGAGAAAAGTGTCTCAATCGATGTTTTTCGAAAACTTTCACCTTTTCCAGAGAAAAACCTGTACAATACGGGTGGTAGGTTCATCGCCGAGGACAAGAAAGGGAAGAAAACTCTCTTTGTTGTATCTGGAATGAGCACTGGAGATAAATTCAATGGTGATATGTTTGCCACTTTGCGTAACAGGTTTAAGTTTGACATTGTACTTGGTAAGGATTATGCAAACAATCCAAGATACCTGGTTGAATTTGATATGTATATATTGAAGGATAAAGGCATGACTATATCTCAAGGCAAACCTCCAAGGATTGAGTTCAATAGCACTTTTGACTTGGCTTTTGATGGTACCAAGGGTGAGAAAAGCCAGGTTGAGCGATTAGCTAAAGTCATATACGCTTGGAAACATTCCGAAGCTATTAGACAAATGGACCAGCTGGCAGAGGACAAACATGCTGAGATTACCAAAACTCAGAAGAGCATTGAGAATGCAAAGGAACTAGCTCATGAAGAAGAATTGAAACGTCTTAAGTCTCAAAATAGTGGTAGTGTTTCACAACCATTAAGTAAGACATATTTGGACGATGAAGAGGAACGCCCTAAGCATGTTGTTAGTTATTCTCAGTATCAGGCTCAAGAAAGGAAGAGTAGAGGTAAAGTTAAGAACAAAGATCTGAATATTCGTAAAGCCCGTGACCGGAAAAAGCTTGCGAATGTTCATAATGACTTGATGCAGTAGTGCATTACGTTATTAAAATAAACCCGTTAATCGGGTAGGGAATTAGAACCACACGACAAGTCCTCCCTAAAATTGGCACGTGTGGAACACTCATTTATAGTAGTATTTAAAAGTGTATAAAACTGAAAAGCTG